CCGCAGGGAACGGCGGGGCGTCGGGCGGTGGTTAGCCGATTGCGGAACCTGCTTGGAGTTGAAGCCAAGCGAACCGTTGACGGATGCCGGCAAAAGAACTTCGCAGATTGGGCGGAAAAATTTTACGCAAGCTGGGAAGGCAAGCTTGCAGAAGTCATTGCCGAAGTCGGCGGAGATCCCAACCTTGCTTCGCATCATTGCGAAGAATCTAAGCGGCAACTCATCGAGGCATCAGGGCGAGTAAAGACCAACGAAGAATTAGCCGCCGAGGTTGGGCAGATCGTAGCCGATTGGCCGGAACGTCGGGCGGAAGAATTGGCAACCATCATCTTGAAAGGTTAAACCATGTTTGCAGTTGATACCAAGACGAACGAGATTTTTCTTTACGATGACATTGGGCCAGCGTGGCTTGGCATGATCGACGCAACCAGCGTAATTGCCGGGCTGAAGCAGATGGAAGGCAAGCGGGTTCTGTTGCGTATCAATTCTCCGGGCGGATCGGTCGATGAAGGGGCGGCAATTTACAACGCAATCAAGAGGCACCCAGGCGGGGTCGATGTTGCCATTGATGGATTGGCCGCGTCGATTGCTGGCTATATTGCCATGGCGGGCGAGAAGGTAACCATCGCGGCTAACGCTCGCATGATGATCCACGATCCTTGGACTATGGCTGTTGGCAATGCGGCAGCGATCCGCAAGACCGCCGATACGCTGGACGTGTATACCTCCTCGATGGTGCCAGCGTATGCCGAGCGATCGGGCAAGAGCGAAGAGGGCATCCGAAAGATCATGCAGGAAGAGACTTGGTACACTGCACTTGATGCGGTGGCTGAAGGTTTTGCGGATGAAGTCGGCAACGCTACCAATGAGCAAGTCCAGGTTGCCGAAGGGCGGTTTGCTAAGACGCCATCGGCACTACTGCAAAAGAGCGAAGCAGGAGCCAGGACCAAAGGAACGCCAAGGCTACTGGCCGCCAGGATTCGCCTATCAAAAATTTGACAGATTGACAATCTAGTTTAGATTGTCCCGAAATAGTTGTTCGCAACTCGTTAGCGGCGATCGACGCAATGTGGCTGAGTGGAAGTACCAACAGCCGGCAGCGATCGCCGTTTTCGTTTTGACGCTTGCCGGCACATCTGAAAGGGCAAGCGATGAAGAACAGCAAGCAACTGCGCGAAGAAATTGAAGGGCTAGCCGTCAAGGCAAAGGCTATTGCCGACGTGGCGGCCAGCGAAGCCCGCGACTTGTCGACCGAAGAGTCGACGGAGATCGACGGCATTCTGGGGGCTGGCGACAGGCAAGGCCAGATCGACCGGTTGAAGGTTGAATTGGCGCGGGCCGAAAAGGTGGAAGCGATCGTGGCTTCCAACGTTGGCCGCAAGGCGGCTGATTCGTTCGGCCAGGATACCCAGGCCAAGCGTATCACGATCCCCGCACAAGCCCGCAAGGTAACAAGCCTGAAGGCTTTCAAAAGCGAAGAAGACGCTTACGCTTCCGGTCAGGCCATCCGTGCTTTCCTTGGCAATGCCAATGCCAAGCAGTGGTGCCAGGACCATGGCATCCAGGTCAAGGCCGCGATGAGCGAAGGCGACAACAACAAGGGTGGATTCCTTGTGCCTTCCCCGATGGAAAACGCCATCGTTGATTTGCGGGAATCTTACGGGGTGTTCCGGCAGAACGTCCGCGTTGTGCCGATGACCAGCGACACGCTGGACATCCCGCGACGATTAGGCGGGGTGACTGCCTACTTCGTCAGCGAGAACGCGGAAATCACGGCATCCGATGCAAGCGTTGGCAATGCCAAGCTGGTAGCCCGCAAGCTTGGAGCGTTGACCCGCGTATCGAGCGAACTGAGCGAAGACGCCTTGGTTTCGATTGCCGACATGCTAGCCGATGAAATGGCTTGGGCGTTTGCGGTAAAGGAAGACGAGTGCGGATTCCTTGGCGATGGCACCTCCACCTACGGCGGAATTGTCGGGGTGAAGAATGCCGTAGCCGCTGGATCGATTGCGACCGCAGCGTCGGCTACATCGTTCGGTGCGTTGGCACTGACCGATTTTCATGCCGCAGTTGGAAAGCTTCCGGTTTACCCAGGAATGCAGCCCGCATGGTTCATCCATTCGGCTGGATATCACAACTCCATGGCACGCCTTCAGATTGCCGCTGGTGGCAATAACAAGGTGGACTTGGGAGATGGTCCGGTCCTTCAGTTTATGGGCTATCCGGTTGTGTTCTCTCAGGTGTTGCCAAGCACGACTGCCGCACAGTCGGGAGCGACCTACGCTTTCTTTGGCGATCTTCGATTGGCCGCATCGATGGGAAGCCGTCGCGGTGTAACCGTGGTTGCCGATTCAAGCCGGTACTTCGAGTTCGACCAGATCGCTTTGAAGGCGACCGAGCGGATCGATATCGTCGTTCATGAAGTCGGCACCTCGACCGCAGCCGGTCCGGTTGTCGCTCTCAAGATGGCCTAAGCCATCGTCTGAAACGTAGCCAGCCTAGCGACTTGCTGGGCTGGCTTTTCTTTCATCGAATTCAAACGCAAGGAATAGAACATGAATCACGGACAGGATCAAAGATACGTCAACCTTATTCCGCCCGCCGTCATCAGGGACAACGCCAGCTTTACTTCGGTTGAGATTGATACCAAGGGTTTCAGCTACCTAACGGTGGTGTGCAACTTGGGCGCGACCGACATCGCCATGGCGGCATTGAAGCTTCAGAGCGGCGACACTTCCGGGACGCTGACGGATGCTACCGGGCTGAACTTCTCGGGCGGTGTTGACATTGCCGGGAATGCAACCAGCTTGCCATCGGCTACCGATGACAACGAAGTCTTCGTGTTCCAAGTCGACCTTCGCGGAAAGCGTCGGTACTGGAACATCGTTGCTACGGCTGGCGACGGATCGACCGGAACCTACCTTGCTGCGGTTGCGGTTCTTTCCCGCGATGCGATCAATGATGGCACGGTTGCCGGCATCGCCAACGGTTCGGTTATTCGTGGTTGATTCCATGGATGAACTGGACGTTGAGTTAGTCCAAGGGTGGAACGGGTTGCAGGCGGGTCACCGCCTGCGGCCTCCCCTTGGGCAAGCCTTGTTGATGATCGATCTTGGCTTTGCGAAGAGGTTGGAAGATGGCAACTTGGAATCCACTGGAAGTACATACCAGAATTCTGACGCCACCAGCCAGCGAGCCGGTATCAATCAAGCAGGCAAAAAAGCAACTGGAGTTGCTGGAGGCGGACGACGCCCACGATGAGCAGTTGCAACTACTGATTGAAGTCGCCCGCGATTCCGTCGAGCGGGATTGCGGGTTGGCTTTGCTTACTCAGACCGTTGAACATGTCCAAGCAGGCTTCACGGAGTCGCTACAACTTCAGCGGCGACCAGTGCAGAGCGTTACCAGCGTTCAATACTATGACGATGGCAACACGCTACGCACCCTATCCACTTCGATATGGCAACTCAATCCGAGTAAAGAGCGGATCGAGCTACAGTACGAGGAGGATTGGCCTACGACTGCAACCCGATGGGATGCGGTTAAAGTGACCTACGTTGCTGGCTACACATCGTCGGCAACAGTTCCGGCATCATTGCGGCAGGCGATGCTACTAAAGATCGGCTACCTATTCGAAAACCGCGACCAGATCACAAGCCAAGGCATGATGAGCGAAGAAGCGTATGAAAGAATTATGCGGCGCTGGATGAGGCCAAGCTATCCATGACATTTAGAGTTGGCCGGACAGGGAAGAGGCGAGAGCGGATCACCATCCGCAAGGTAACGACCGCGCAGGACGATGCCGGCCAGCCAGTCGTTACTTATTCCAATCGGTACGCATCAGTTCCGGCAGCGTTTGAAGATACCGGGGGAACGGAGACGCTACGCGGCAAGCAGATCGAAGCCGGCATTGGTGCCGTGTTTAATATCGGCTACTTGCAAGGCATTGAGGAGACGGACCGCATTGTCTTCAATGGTCGGAACTATGGGATTGTAAACATCCGGCGCGTCGAAGGTGGCTTGCGAATGCTTGAGCTATTTTGCAGGGCCTTGGACCAATGAGTAACAAGCTAAAGGTAGGATTTACGATCGACCTAAAATCGCTGGAGCAGATCGAGAAGATACCGGAGACGATGCGGTTCAAGGCACTCGATAAAGCATTGGCGGCGGCGGGTGAAGTGGTTGCGGCAAGAGCAAAAGACTTAGCCCCAGACGGACAGCAAACCGGCAACAGTCGCAAGCGATCGACCAAACAAGCAGGCACCGCCAAATGGAATCGGCAACTGAAGGACACCATCGGCTACGTTATCCGGAAGCGAACCAAGGGCGGGCAGGTTATTGTTGGCCCAATCTGGCAGCTTGGCGGATCGAAAGCACACTTTAACTACGGGGCAAAAGTGTATGCTGCCGGGCGTGTTCAATACTACTGGGGCAAGCCGGGGACTACATACGTCCGGCAGGGCAAAAACTACACGCCCATAAAGGTAACGCATTTCAAGCAAACGCGGAACTTCATGAAGCAGGCATTGGACGAAACACAAGACGCGGCAATTCAAGCGTTCGTTAATTCACTAGAACAGGCGATGGCTAATGGCTGACGTTGGGGCGGCAATCAGGCAATACATTGTGGGGCGAACGGCGGTATCCGCTTTGATTAGTACCCGCATGTTTCCCGATGCGTTGCCGCAGAATGCCACCATGCCAGCCGTAACGTACAGCAAGATAAGCACGACGCACCAGCACACCATTTCCCGATTGGCTGGGTTGGCGTCGTGCCGAATTCAATTTGATTGCTTCGCACTAACGCGAAGTGCAAGCAACACCATCGCCCAAACGATTCAGCAATGCGGAGTGATTCCACTTCGTGGGCTGACCAACGGCGTAGATATCCGTGGCGTCGAATTGGTCGATGGTGAAACTACATTTATGGAACCGCCGACCGACGGAAGCCAA